GAATCAATTACAGTCCGACGACCACCTGAAGAATTAGAACGACTACCACCAATACCAGAGCCAGAAGTTTTTGGGGCATCAAACAATTCGGGATATTGCGATCGCTGATTTTCTAGCCACTCCTTCACAGTCTTGCCATCAACAGTTTTAACCACCCCATCAACTACAGTAAATTCATGCTTGTGACCATTAAGCAATAAACCCTGATATTTAGAATTTAACTGAATTTCCCCCGCAGTTTTTAAAAACTCAGATTCAATTTTTGAAGATGTAATAATCTTCTCAAGTGCTAATTTCTCCCCCCTTAATTGGTCCAAGCTCTGACTATGTTCTTCCTCCTTAGTTTGTAGCTTAGTTTTATACTCCTGAATCTCCCCTGCTAAAATATCACCAGCTTCAGCTTTACCCTTTAATTCCTTCAATTGCTGTTCTAATTTTTTCCGTTCCTCGCGCTCTTTTCTCAGCGCCTCCAACCCAGTATCACCCAATGGTGTAGAAGGGGGTAAATTATCATCACTAGAGTTTAATGTATCTGTCATCTGCTTTTAATTCCTGTTCAAGGTTAAAGTCATTATCAAATAATTTTAACTTATCAAGAGCCTTTAAAGTAGTCTCACGACCAATCACGCCATCAGTAAATAAACCCCGCAGCGCAATTGCAACTTGTTCTTTTTTAGGAGCATCAGAAGCAGCTAATAATTTAGTATCAAGAACAATTTTAACCTCACAATCACAATTAATCATCTGATTATGAATAACAATCGCCTGATTAATGCCATCTGAAAAATTAGCAGTAAAACTCGCTAAACTAGCCTCTACTGGAGAAGCTAACAAATAAGTCGCCGAACTGGTTTGACGATCAGATGGTGAAGTTAAAAAATTCGCAGCATCATTGCTAATACTGTCTCTCAAATCATCTAAATCCTTCCGACTTTGCTCTAAACTAATTGCTAACGGCTCAACCCATTGAAAACTGCCATTAGGATCACGAAGGTTAATAAAACTATTCGGTCCAATTTCCAAAGGCTCATCACCCCTCATAGAATCCTTTAAAACTGGCACCGGCTGACAACATAGCGAAACCTTGCGATTGTGATCAGACGTTAGTTGATAAAGAACTCTATTCTTATCAGCTAAACCCCTAAGTGGTGGAACGCTAACGCAATCATCCAAACGAGAACCGCCAAATACAGGAACAATGGGAACATAAGCGTATTCAGAAATAAAATCACCAGAAGAATATAAAACAAACTTGTTATCAGTTTTGTTATCAGTCTTATTTTCAGCTTTATTATCAACCTCCCTATAAATAAAATAAGACCCAGGACGATAAACCCGATATTGATTAATTTTCTGATAACCAAACTCACCAACTCTTACATAAATTTCTTCCTTGATAACTGCCAGAGTAAAAACCAGCTTATTATCAATAAATTCACACTCCCAATTAATTAAATTTTGCGGGGAAATCAAAGACCAGTAAGGACGAGGTGATAATTCTGAGTATTCTTGATAATTTTTAGCATTAATAACAGGTAAATCAATAAATATAAAACAATGACCCAAACGCATCGCCATTAAAGCAACTTGTCTAAAAAATACATCTCCATTAACACCATGATTATCCAAATTCTCGTAATGAAAAATAAACTCACTACCATCAAAATCAGAAGTAAAATTAACATCATTCTTAAATATCAAACCTACGAATTGTCTAATAGCCTTAGCGAATAAATCATCATAGTAACTCTGATTGATCCTACTCTGCCAATTCTCAAACGATTCCGCAGCATGGCGGGGAAGGTACAAAGCAGTTTTGTCAGTAGGTTTAAACCCTGTTTTTGCTAATTCAAGCCATCTGTCTGATCCATAATATAGATCATCCAAATAATCCCATAAGCTAATACTGTCAATATAATCAGGATGAAGGCTGCTAACAGAATTGTCATGATTGATACTTTCCATAATTGCTAAAAATCAAAAATTTTGTGTGTGTAACTTCGACATAAGAGAAACCTATAAATGGGGGTATAGGGGTAGTTTATTTTAAATTTGTATTTTGTATTTTGTATTTTGTAATTTGTACTATTATATTCTATATTATTTACTTTGTTATAATTTATATTATTATTTTATGTTGCGCGAAATTCTAAAGCGTGAAATTCTAAAGAGCGATCACACAACATCACATCACAGCTTTTTCTTTTTGCTTGCAGACTTCTTGCCACGCGAGCGTTTATCACCAGGCATATCTTTAGAACTACCACGGTTTTCCGACTGCGGCTTAGGTTTAATTCCCTCCCTGGTATGACTCATATCCATTTTATCACCGTTGCCATACGTACCGTTATCACGATTAATTTTATTTAATTCAGTTCTTTTTTTTACTTGATCAGGCTTTTTATTAAACTCAGTATCATACTTTTTTTTAGCAGCTTTAGCTTTAGAATTTGAGTTGTAATACTTAGCAGACTTACGCATAACTACCTCCTAAAATTTAGCGATCGCTCACTAATTAAAATCACATCACTGAATCAAGAACGAACAACACGAGAACCAGTAGAAACAATAGAAACACCCAAAGCTATAGAAAGTTTATTCTTCCAATAATTATACTGATTATCAATTTCTGATATGATTTGACCTTGAAAGAAGACCGTACCATCTGGCTTAACTTGAATGCCAGCGTTAGCAGCAGTGCTAGAATTTAATTGTGTCTCTAAAGTGTCAAGCTGCGTGATGATCGCAGCAACCCTAGTTTCACTATCACCAGATAAATTGGCGATCACATCTAACTTACCGCCAATGTAACCCAAAGACCAAGAATCAACAGTATAACCAAGATGCCCTATAGCTTTAGATTTTTGAGCATTAGTAAAAGCCATAATATTTTTATTTAAACATGACTATTATATTAACAAATGAACAAATTAAATTAATCGAAAAAGCAGCAGGATTAGGATTAAATCTTGATGATATTTCCTATTTAATAGGCACAAGTCCCAGAACATTAGACAGGCGACTCGCAGACAACGAAAAAGCACGCGAAGCATATAACGCCGGACGTGCTAAAGCCAAATTAACAGTGTCAGAAAAATTATTTGATTTAATTGAGCGCGGAGAACCATCGGCAATATTCTTCTATCTCAAATGCCAGGCGGGATGGAGGGAGAAAGATAAAGCCGAAGAAAACAATAACAAAGCAGAAATTAAAATTTATTTACCAGAAAAGGAATAATTATTTCTTCTTTTTTTTAACACAATCACTATTTTTCATGCCGTCAGATATCTTCTTTTTCTGTTCGGCTGTTTTTTTCTTGCCAGTAGCAGCTTTAGAAATAGCAGCGCGCTGCTTCTCTGACATTTTACCCTTATCTTGATTCTTCCCACAAGCCATAAATACCTACCAATAAATAATAGCCACTAATTAATCATACCAACCAGCAGGAGGATAACCTTCTTCTATGAATACCACTCAGCAGGAGGATAACCTTCTTCTATAATATAACTAGATGATAAAATAACACCGCCGCCGTGAGTGTCAGAATTAACAAAAGAGTTAGTACAAAAATTATAACCTAAATAATATTGTTGGCCATAAGCACGAGTAACAACTCGGCCAGATGGACTAACAGAAATAGATTGAATTGGAGCATACACATAAGCAGTATTAGTTAAAGTGATAATCAAATCGGTATAACTCTGACGAATAACAGTATTAAAAGAAATTTTTAATCTAGTACAAGGCGGAAAATCTCCATAATTGGGAAGATCACCAACCTCACCGCAAAAAGCCCCCGGCGGACAAACGAAACAATCATCATTTCTATCTTTATTATAATTAGCTAAAGTATTTTCTATAAAATCAACTTTCTCTTTAATTAAAACAGCAATAATATGTTTACAAGGATAAAATAAACCCGCCCTTGAAAATGTCCAATCCCTTCCGTAATCCTCAATAGCAGTAGCATCAGGACAAGTACATTTGATCTCTCGTGGCTGGACTCTATCTTTTCCAGGATAGCAAATCTTGCCAAAATCAGAAGTGTCAGGAGGAAACTTTTTAGCCTCAACAATCCAACCCTGAGATCGACTACGAGGAGTACGGCTTAAAATAGGCAAAACACGCCATTTTTCACCAATACGCACAACAGTATGATCAGAAATTCCCTTCTCAATTCTGCGAAGATAAGAATAATACAAATTTCTGGCGTGTTGACTATATCTAGACATAGTAAACTAAATCAACTCCTCAACATCACTAACTAAAATAGCCCCATACCCCGCTAACTCAGCAGGGCTTATCAATACTTGCGCTTGATAGTTAGGATCAAGTTCAGTCCTTTGAAGTAATACTAAAATTGCATCATAACTTGCCTGACTCAATTTTCCACCACGTTTTAAAGTGGTCAGATTTCCAACAATCCAATCAGGTCTATTCTGGGTAATAGCATCCAATATCCTTAAATAGACTGGACTTTCAGCTAGTGCCAAAACTTCCGCATCTGTGACTACTGCTGAAACTTCTTCTAAGGTAGTTGTCACAGATACTTGACCTATTGGCACTGGATTATCTACTAATACTTTATCGTTGAGGTATGAAGTTAATTCCCTGGGAGATAGTTCAGGGAATTGTTCAATTTGAGAAAGCAGCCATTGTTGTTTTGTCATGATTTTTAGTTATCCACTAATATGATTTTCCTCAAGCTACTGTGATTCCATAGTAAGCGCCCTGATTACGATCAAGGGTTTGGCGGGCAGCAGCCGAAATCAGCACGGTGCGCGTCAGCATTTCGGCCATGCGACCAGACCAGTTATTTGTTCCTGGGTCTCCGCCGTTTGTGCCAATCGCCAAGCGGTCAAGCGTCAACTGCCCAGACACGTTGGCAGTAGCGGACGTGCCGCCGTCGAGGCGCACATCCAACAACCCATTGTTCCAAACACCCGAATAGACGTGAGGATTTGCGTTAAAAGCAGAAGGCGCTGTACTGACAAGTTGGACATCGCGCACGCGGAGTGCAAAGCCTCCGGCCGCTCCATCGTCGATCAGCGGGGCAGGGGCGGAAGTGTTGCGCCAGTCAAACATTTGCTGGGTGGATGTTGGCTCCGTGCTTTGAAATACTGCGCTCACTAGCGCACCTGTAATGCCGCTACTAGCAACCGAAGCAAGCAGCCACTGGTTTCCAGAAAATACTAAAGACGGCTTTGAGTTGATCAGGTCAACGACCCCATTGAGCACAATGCGCGGTTGAGCGGCAGATGACGGCTGCGTGGCGTGGAAACCGTTGCCTGATTGGTCATACCAAATGGTGACAAAACCGCTGCCAGTGCCGACAAATGCTAACAAAGCTAATATATCTAAATTACCTTGAGAATCAAACCCAATATCTAATTGTGCGTTATCACTACTTCTCTTGACTCTAATACAAAAACCAGTATAAAGCCTTCTTAATCTCCTTAATCCATAAGCGACAGAGGCTATAGCAAAAATTAAATCAAGAACACCTTTAAAACCACCCAACACCACCATTCTAGTAGAAGTTCTCATGGTGCAAAACTCCTAACTCTAATTGTAAAACTTTCACTATTTGCAGCCGGAGTAAACGCTCCATTTGTAACGTTATAACCAAATAAAGAAGTGCCAGTTAACTTAAATAATTGATTAATATTTCTCACTTCAGCAACTACACTACCACCACCACCTTGAGCTAATGATGCATATAAAGTGATACCTCTAGGATTGAGAATACTTGCTCTATCTTCAGAAGATATAGAAAATGGTAGATTATCAGCTATAGCTGATGGTGGAGTAACGCCAAACAAATAAACAGTGAAACCACTCATACCTGCTGGTACTGCTGTGATATTGAAAATAATATCTATACTTTCAATAAATATAAATCCACCACTAGCACCAATATTCTGAAGTTCAAATACACCACCATAAACATCGTTAGCTGTATAGGCTGTAGTGTTAGCAGGTCTTGTTACTAGCGTTGATGCAACATAAGCTAGTCCTGCTGGTACTGCAATAGAACCATCAGAATTAACTAAAATTCTTTTTTCAACACCACCTGAAGTAACGCCAGAAATAACATCATAATTAAAAACTTGCTGCATATTAATTAATAAGTAAAATTACTAACTCCAGTTTTAAACCCCGTCAAACAATTATAAGCCCCAGTGACAGCATCAACAATATCATCGTGATCACCGTCAGGAAAATTAACTAACTCATTAATAAATACTTGATTCCACTCACCATAACAAAGCTGAATAGTTCCAGACTCAAAACCAGCACTTAACGGCATAGCGCGGCTAACTTTATCCCTTAACTCAGTAACTCCCCTTGAATCAAACCCAGCTAACAAAGATTGTAAATTTGCAGAGTCACGAACACCCGACGCGCCGGGTTCAGTTTGCCATCTAACTTGACATCTGTTAGCGTCAGCCGTAGCAGTATTCACAACTAACTGATTGGCTTGAACTGGTGGAAGTCTCAAACGAACCATATCAAGAACAAAATAGCGATCGCTCCTTTTGAGAAGTAATACCCCTACCGTAAAATCAGAGCGCCTAGCAGTTGACAGAGAAGCAGCAAAATCCCAGAATCTAACTAACTTGTCGCCATGCTGATAACTAACTAACTGCGCTCTCTGAAACCATTGCTCCTGAAAAACCTTACCCGCCTCAGCCTTGCTATTCCAATTACCCCCACGGCCACGAATGCCCAAATATCGCTCACGATCTACAAGACTTTGAGTCATTAAACTGCTAAGGTATGAAGGGTCAGCCTTTAACAATGCAGGATTATCCCAAATATCAGCAGAAATATAAACAACAGATACCGGAGGCTGGCCGTTAGCATCCCTCCAATCAGCATCTACCCAAGTAATCTGACTATTCTCAACAGTAAAGTAAAATGTCTTCCCATTCAAATCCAAATCTACATAACCATCTTTAGCAATCCAGGGGCTAACAAACTCCCTTAACCAACTATTAGCATCAGGATTCATTGTGGCCATAAGTTGAGTCGGACACCCCGAAGTCGTTCTCATACACCCCAATATTTTTAAAAAATGCTCCTGGGTAAATTCTTCTAACTGGTCAAAACCAAAAAAAGCAGACTCTGTACCCTGCCAATCCTGCCAACTTGTAGGATTTTGTAAATGCCCAAATTGTACCGATGCCCCAGAAGGAAATATCCACTTTAATTCTGAAACTCTAGGATATCCCCCCATTGCAGAATAAAGCTGATAACTTTTATCCCACATTCCCCCCGGCTTTTTGACTTGCGGTAGCGATCGCCTAAAAATTACAGCATGATAATCTGGATTGTCCAGATAGTAACAAGGTGCAAGCCTCAAGGCAAAAGATTTACCGCCACCCTTAGCACCGCCAAGAAGCACTACTTTGGCTGTAGATTGCAAAGCCTTTACTTGTGGACCAGGATTAGGTTTTATTTCTATCACTATCATCTACTAATACCAGCAAAATTAATTATCATTGGTTTACACGAAAAACAACAACAATTCAAGCGGTAACAATGTTTAAAAATTTGTCATAAAAAAACCGAGCGGCTAGACTCGGTTAAAGGAGATGGGTTTATTCTTATAAAAGTTCTGTATATTATCTTTATATATAATATACCATTTTAATAATTTTGTCAAATTTTACCATAAAGAAAGCAGGGATTTAACCCCTGCTTGTGGTGTTGTGTAGTTTATCTTGCAATACTATATTTTATCACATTTTCTTACTTAATGCTCCCCCTAAACTAAGTGAAATATAATTGGCAAACAAGAAACAAAAATTACCAGATAGAGATATAGCTAGAGCTAATGGCCAATTCTTGGTTTTGTGGTAATTGCTAATTATGTCAATCCATAAAGATGATGTAATTCCTACAACCAAAAACACAATTAATAAAGTAATCCCGAAAAAACAAATAATTCTTTCTAAATCATCTGTTATCGATCCTATTTTGCGTCCTCCAGTTAACACAAAGTGCCATGAGCTAGGATTAGTCAGAACTGCACCAGTGGCACTGACCACGGAAGTGTTTACCAAGGCTAGAATAAATGGTAAAGATGGCGTAACTGATGCGGCGTTAGTCATTTTTGCAATCCATTCGGTAGACATGGCAGCATCAATTATCGTCATTAATGCACCACCGCCAATTAGTGCAAACCAAATAATTCTTAGTGTTAAATTATTAAACCCCATTTTATTTCTCTACTGTTAAATAACTGCTGGTAACACCGATTAAAAAACTAAGACAGAACGCGGGGCGTGTAATTTCTGGTTTGAATATTAGCAATATCAAAGACGCGATCGCTCCAAACAAAATTCCCCTAATTATCCCAGTAATAGTTTTACTGATCATATCCTCAATTGAATCATTTTTCTTGATGCCATTTATCATCATTGCTAAATCATCTAAATCATTTATGATATCGGTAATAGTCTTTTTAGACTGTATTTCTAAGCGAGCGATCGCTGTATTATCCGCCTT